CGCTCAAAGAGATTGTCAACCGCATTCGTCGGAGATTTAGCTTGCTTGAAAATATCCTTTAGAACAGTCGGCGTAACTTCAACTGGCTCAGGAATTCCTGACAAGTCAATTCCTTCGTTCGGGCCTTTAGGTTTCGGCGGCTCCTCAACGTAGGTTCCGCGATTGCTTGCACCCGTAGAACGCTTAGCTTCCAGCGCAGCCTTCGCCATCACGTCACCGCCCTTAGCGCCGCCAACAAGCATGGCAGCGTCAAAGAGAGACTTCGCGTCCGCTTCACTAACGTAGCCACGCGTTACCTTCTCGACGCCACGAGCTACCTTATCCATCGCTTCGCCAACGATCCTTTGATCAACAGCTTCTCCGCCGCCGAGTGCCTTGACAATCGTTTGCACAGGTTCCCGAAGGCCTCCTGGAGCCATGCGAAGAAAGCGCTCGACTTGTCCGACGACGTGTTCCTTAGCTTGTGCCCCTGAAGCTTCAGCTTCTTTTCGAGACTCGCCTCCTAGCACTGAAGCAGCACGCGCACCGATGTCAGCACCGACTCCGATAGCTTGTCCCGGAACTCCAAGTACCATATCAGCAGCAGCCGCAGTACTCTTGCCCAGATACTTCGCAGCATCTTTCAGTGAGAGTAGTGCGTTGCTCCAGGGATTCTGAATCTCCGCAAGACCTTCCGCGGCCTTGTCTTTCCCGAAAGCTTCCTCTCCTAGGAACGTCGCACCCGGAGTTCCACCAGCTGCTTGCGGCTTAGGAGCAAAGGCCGCTTCGTCAAGAAACGTAGCCATCAATCGTCCTCGTCAAGATCGTCTTCAGTGTCATCAACTTCTGGGGGAGCCTTCACGCCTGGAGGTCGAATCTGCCGTGCTCCAGGTTTGCCAGTCGCCGGATTAATTGTCCACAAAATCTTCGAACCGTCGGGCCAGGTGTAAGTCTTATCAAGAGTTCGAGCCTTTGGGTCGGCAGGAGCGGGCGGAAACTTAGCCAGATCTTTAGCAGCCTCTGCTCGCTCTTTCGCAGCCGCGTTATCTTTGATCGCTTTCGTGCGAGCTTCTCGCAACGCAACTACGGACGGAGAATCTTTTCCACCGTTCTTCGCACGCTCGTCATAGGTTTGTGTAATCAATTTCGCTCGCGCTTCCGCGGCTTTCGCAGTCGCGGTTGCAGCACCTGCTTGCGCGCCCCACTTTTTGCGCTCGGCGGCGTCTTGAATGCGTTTCTCAGCAAGCGCTAGTGAATCTTTGGCGGTCATGCCAGCTGTTACGACTTGCTGCAACATAGGTTTTGCCGAAGCGTAATCTTCTGGCAATGCGCTGATGTCTTGTCCGCGAGCAGCAAGCGTCATGCGAAGTCGATCGTAACTGCCTTGATCGACGGCACTCAACGCAAGACTAGCTTGTTCGCCTGCTTGTGCTACTTGTGCACGAACAGCCCGCAACTGTTGGCTTGCTTGCGATGCCCCTGCCGCCGCTTCTTTCGCGTTGATGTCGACAGCTTTCTTTGTCAGATCCGCGCCTTGTTTCCACAGTCCCGCTCCGAAAGCCATTTGCGCCATATCGACTAGCGGCGATCCAAGCGATCGAGGAGTCTTCGTTGGACCTTCCGCTTCAGCTGTTTGCCCTCCAGCAGCCCGCAGTGCAATGTCAGCCATCCGGCGTTCCGCGATTGCGGCAGCTTCCTTCGCACTTGCTTCCGCTTCATACAAACGTGCGTGAGCGTCCGTTAGTCGCATCTGCCCCGGTTGCATAGCGATCTTGCCGAGCGTTTCTTGCGCATCCAGAGCATTCTTCCTAAACGCATCGTTCGCTCTTACGCCTCCAGGTGCGCCGTAGTCCGGCGCATTCATGAAGTCAAAGTCGGCCATCTTAGCCTCCCATCACGGCAGTCTTACCGAGCAGTCCCAACGAGTTCATCATAAGGTTGGCCGCGGTCCCCGCTCCTTGAATGTTAAGCTGCGCTCCTGCCGCTGGATTCCCGCCAGCTCCAGCTAGTCCACCCAGCCTTGCGATAGCGTCGTTGTAAAACTGACCGCCGTATTGCGACAAGGCCGCCATCATGTTGCCGCTTCCGTTGAAGCCTTGCGCAGCCATGCGTCGTTCAACTGCTTGTAGCCCAGCTGCGTAACCCGGCGTCGAAGTAATCGACGAAGGATCGCGCATAAGAGCTTGCAGCTGTCCGTCAGCCATTGCCCGCCCTCCCGAAGCGCCCCATGGATCAGCTTTACCGGCCGCCAGCGCTGCCATTTGTTTAAGCTTGTTCGCCTGATAAAGACCGTAAACGCTGCTTCCAAGGGACAATGTGTTCCCTAAAGTACCCCACGGAAGAGCGCCGGTTCCTCCCGCTTGGCCCAAAAGCGGGGCCAGCGGTGAACCGGCTCCAGACAGTTGTGCCAGGAGAGCCGCCGGAGAAGAGCCGTTCTGAAGCATCTGCATCGTACCGACTGGCTTGACGACGCCATTCTCTACGGGCGCAGGACCTTGTACTCCGGGAGGCACTCCTTCGGGAGCGGTGGGGCCGCCGAAGCCATCTGCACCTACGGGAGGAACGCCCGGAAAGCTCGGTCCACCTGTTTGCGCAGGGAGACTCATACCCTCGCCCAACTGCGCAGGAACGCTCATATCAGGGCTGAAGGGGCCAATAGCAGGACGTTGATTCTGCAGCAACTTGTCGAGATTCAGCCCCTCGCTCTCGCCGCCTGTAAGCGGAAGATTGAAGGAACTAGAATCAAGCCCGCCCGAGATGTCAAGAGGAGCTTCGGCTCCGCCGCTTGAAAAGCTAAAGCTCGAGGGATCGAAATTACCTGCACCGTAAGCAAGTGCCGCAAAACGCGCAGCGTTGAAAAGTGCGTCTCCAAACGTAGCACTGTTTGAAGCAGCTCCGCCGCCTTTCGGGTCCATCGCCCACTGGTTCCATTCGGCAGTGGCTGGATCGAGTCCAGCTTCTTTTAGCAGCGCAAGATCTGCCGGATCAAACTGTCCGGGTGCCCCAAAGTTTGCGGCCTTCGAACCGAAGAAGTTATAGACCGAACCACTCGGACCTGTCCAGGGAGACGGACCGCTGTTTCCAGTCATGCCCCCTTCCGTGTCCATCACGGGAGTTCCCGCCAACGCCGCCTGTAGTGAAGCTAGATCTGCCGCCATGTTTTCTCCTTAGGCAAAGCCGGTAATAATGCCGTCTTTCACTGTGATAGTTTTGCCAACAAGCGCCGCCGTCGTAATCGAAGCGTCTATGCCAGCTGCGTTATTACTAGCTATGTACCCACCTGCAGAAATCTTGATACTCGTAGCGACTGTAACTCCAAGCGTCGGAGCCGTAGCACGAACGAGTAAACCCGTTCCAGTAAAGCCCGCTGTAAGTGCTGTGTAGTTGCCACTTGACAGGTGATAGTATTGATTCGCAGTACCGCCTTGCAAAGTACTTAACGAGTTGTGATCTATGCCACCGCCTCCGCCGCCACTTGCAGTCAGAAGTGCCGCAACGTCTACAAACCACTTAAGCCAAATTGGATTAAACTTAGGCTTCTTACCGTCCTCGTCAAAGATGACGACCTCAGCGTAAGTCGGCGGCGGCGAAAATGCTGTAGCCATTAGAGCGTCCCCAGGTCGATTTGCATTTCAACACCTTTGATACGGAATTCAGTAGCTGACTGATGCCGGAAGTTATACGCACGCTCGACAAAGGTTCCACAGTTCGCGAGCAACGGTTGCTTATGCGACAAGTCAACTTTGCGGAAGCCTGTCCACTTGTCCACTTTAAAGTCGTTGTCGTTATTACGCACCTGCAAGACACTTCCCACAACTTGGTCCGTGAGAAACTTCATCATCGTAAGCGTCTTGCGACGGTTGGTCTCGCCATCGAAGTTTGGCGTATAGATATCAACCGTGATTGTATCTCCTGCGTCGGTGTAGTAAGTTTCGTCCGCAAGGTAGATTCGACCGTTCGTCGCGTGCTGGAAGTAATGCAGCTGTTGCGTCGAGTCGTAAGTCGAGGCAATGATCGGGAAGTAGTTTCCGTCTACGTCCGTCCACTGGTGCCACATCTTCTCGTCCAGGTCGTAAACAAGAGTCAGATTCGAGTTAACAATCGTCAGAACGTAAAAGCGATGGCCTACGTTTTTGTACTGAAACGCGTAAACGTCTCCAGTAAAATCAGCCTTGTCCAGCAAACGTTCAATCGGGTCAGTTGAAATGATCTCTGCTTTCAAGTTGTCCATTTTGATAACTTGGATCGAAGCGCTTTGGTTTGTTGATACCCAAAGAAGAATTCCGTCGATCGAGACGACTGTCTCTGCACTGGCACAGCCATAGTTCACTTTCGCGCCTTGCACGGGACTCAGCGGCGAACCAGTTGAGTTACCTGCATCGTAAAAAACTTCCGACGACCATTGCTTCATTACGATTGCGTAGACAAGTTGCTTAGCAAGTGCCACGCCCAAGTCCGGCTCAATCTGTGCGATAATTACGTTGAGCGGGTCCCAGCTAGTCGGCGTGTTAATGTCGTCGCCTTGCAGGCCGGCGTCAGGGCGCAAGACGTAAGTTGTTCCGTCCAGGAATGCCCAGCCTTTACAGAACGTTGTTGGGAAGTCTACGTCAATGATCTCGACAAGTCCGGCGCCTGCGTCGTAGTTATACGCTTTGACTCCGTTACCGAGTTGCAGCTTCGGCGTAGCGCCCTTGCAAGAACTAAAATAGTACTTTCCATTCGTACCATTGACAGTTCCAAGACTCGAGCCATTCTTGTACAGCGTCGTGCCGAAGACTGAGTAAACGTCGCCAAGCCAGTTATACATTCCACGCCCGGCGGCAGCTCCACCACTCGGCTGCGAGGACTCAAGCAATCCCGAACGCTTGTAAACCCAGAACGTTCCGTCTTGCATCTTCTCCGTATAGCAGTTAACAAGGCGAGAATCCTTGTCCGTAGAACCCGCACGGTTCTCTGGGTTGATTACGAGTGGAAGACGCTTCGGAAGCGCGACTGTTTGGGCTTGTGGCATTATGGCTTCTTTAGCAAAGTGTTAAGAGCTTCCAGGATCTCACGCGATTCTGTTTTAACGCCTGCCCAGATAAGTCCAAACATACCTAACACACCTGCGAGGACAAGACCACCTAGGGTTTTTTGAATAATAGCTTTACGCAAATCAGCACGATCTTCTTCCCGTTGAATCATCATATCGATGAAAGTATCGTACTTACACGAGCGTTCACGCTCGCAACGTAGCAATTCATCGAGTTTGCTGTCAACATCAGACTTCCAGCGCATCTCGATGTTTTTGATTTCTTCTGGCGTAAGTTCAAACATTATCGGAAGCTCCCGCCAAAGCCGCTTCGTGCGTCTGGAGTAAAGCTAGTCGGCGCGTCTTCAACGTCCCAGTCTTCCAGCATCTTGCGATACGTCTCAGCACGTTGCTGGCAACGATCCATGATAGCTTGGGGCTGGCCAGTCGCCAGCTCGTCGGCAAGCGCCCAACGAAGAAAGATCCTCCACTCGACGGGAAAGTTCATCGTCTCCGTGACGGAGATAAAATTTGTTACTTGCTGCTGGAGGACGAGATGAGCCGTGCCGGTTGCCGCAGTCGCGTCAGGAAGGAGCCAGAAGAACACGCTTAGCAGCGTTTGTTCTTTGTCCACAAAATAGCTGTTGATTGCGCCGCTTTGATTGACCTGGCTTAGTTGCACATAATCGCGCCAGGCAAGAGGAATCAATGGCCTACGAATTCCGTTTACGTCGGAGTAATAGCATTCCACTACTCGCAGAGGTTTTGCTTGTACGACTGTCCCTAACGGCCCAAGTGTGTACGTCCCAGTTCCAGCTGTCAGTGTAATTGGAATGTCCTGGTTCAACCAAAGCTTCAGTCCTTGCGTTTGCTCCAGATTGATGATGTCCGTAAGCCGCCGCATAGCCGACACGATCTGATCTGAGTTGGGACTCTCTCCATCTTCCTGAATCAATCCAGCATCAAAGTACGCGTCGGTGATGATCGAGATTGGAGTATTATCGTTAGGAGCAGCCATTTAAATTCCTGTGTGTTAGACTAAATCCAGGTAATAAGAAACAGAGCAGGACCGCCAGGACCACCTGCGCCTACGGTACTTCCTGTAAAAGCTGCTCCGCCTCCGCCTCCGCCGCAGCCCGGGGCTCCTGCTCCTCCTGCTGCTCCTACCGTAGACGTAGCACCTCCACCTCCACCACCAGCGCCGCCCATGCCTTGAAACAAGGGACGAAGCGGATCTAAAAGAGTATAACCGCCTGTGTTACCGATCTTGCCATTTCCAGCTCCCGTACCGGCGGTTCCACCTGTCACTGTAGCAAGACGCGGTATTCTAGAAAGCGAGGCAGTTACGTTACCGCCAACACCGCCTGCTCCTGCCGTAGCAATTGCACCACCGCCCGCTCCAGCACTTACCCAAAGCCCCGTAGTCGGATACGTTACCGTAGTACCAGCAGCCGCTGTCGTAGCAGTACCTCCGTTTGAACCGGCTTGTCCCGCAAGTCCTTGAAACACCCCGAAGGCTAGAAGTGGACAAGTGGTTAGCGTAGGAACAGCTGCAGCACTACCCCCAGCCGCAGCACCGGCAGCTGCGCCAGCCGCGGCCGTACCCCCGGGACTAAGCTGAACAAGAACGTCAGCGTTAGGGAGAGACGAATCATTTGAGAGCGCGAGATACGAAATAACTGCGTTTGCGCCTGGTGTACCTCCACGTGAGACAGAGACATACATTACATCCGGCAT